TTCATTACGATATTAACGATGGGGATATGGTTTTATTCACATTGAGAAAGGGGGATGCGAATGTGTAACCCTATTGCATTAACGGCAGCAAGCATGGTTGGTACGTTGTTTACACAACACCAACAAGGTAAGGCGCAAGCTGCAATGTACGCACAACAGGCAAGGGTAGCAGAGGCTAACGCACGCATAAGTGATCGCAAGCAAGAACAGATTGCAGACCAAGCCTTGCAAGAGCGAGATAAAATGACCGATAAGATGCGACTTATCCAAGGGCAGAACGTAGCAGAAACTGGTGCAGGCGGTTTAGCTATGAGTGGTACACCATTACAGTTAATGGCTAGTAGCTATGACGAATACAACAAGGATATTCAGAATTGGGAAACTAACAAAAATAACAGTATCTACAATGAATATCTTAATGGCATGAACTATCGAAACGAGGCAAGCACCGCACGTGCAGCGGCAAGCAACGCTAAATCACAAACTAGAATGGCAATGCTAGGTACGATATTAAGTGGTGCATCTAGCATCTATGGTTTGAAAGGTCAGTATGGCGGTAGTAGTAATAGCGGTGGATATTATTCACCTAGCTTAAAAGCATCTCAACAATCTAACTTGGTTAGAGATGGTAGGTTTGTAAGAAATACTATCAGAAGTAATAAGTGGGGTATCTAATGCGGTTAGTTAATTACAATGGCGAACAAAAACTAAATACAATTAGTGGTGGTGTGCAAGCTACTGGCAATGAATTAGCGTTTGGCGGTAATCAACAAGGTTTAAAAGGTGTAATTAATGCCATTGATAACATTAACGAACAGATGCAAAAGCGACTTGATGAAGATTTAAATATCGCCTATATGAATGCTGAAACAGATTATAAAAATCGTATATCGCATGAATTGACCAATAAAGAAACTGGTATTTTACATAAAGAGTTAAATGGCGCTGCTAATGTAACGCAACTATTTAATGAAAGTGAATATAACATCAGACAAGAGGTGTTAAGCAATCTACCCAATAACAAACGATTGCGTGAGCGATTTCTTCAAATGGCGGATAAAGATTATCATGCAAATAATATGCGTGTCCAAGTACATGAGCGTTCTGAGCGTGAAAAGTACAAGGATGTAACTTTTAACAATAATGTAAAATCATCTGAACAGATTGCAGTACTAGGCTATAACAACCCTAACATTGTATCTAATTCACTAAGCACCATTAAGAGTAGTATTGAAACTATGTATGGTGAACGTGGCGAAGAGTTTGTAAAAGCAAAATATCAAGAAGTGGCAGACCGAGTAGGTGCTGCAATCATTGATGAAACAGTAACACGAAATGATATTACCGCAGGTCCACAAACAATCGCAGCACTACGAGAAATGGGTGTAAGTGAGGGTGTACTATCTAAAGCAGCAGTAGCAATCGATAAGGTAAATACGCAACAAATAATCGATAAACGTATTGTAGGTGATGTAGATACATTTGGTGAGGGTAACGCAGAAAAGGCAGCAGATGCATATATTGCAACACTACCGAAAGCTGGACAAGGCGGAAATTTAAATATAGCCGCACTTGATAGTGCGGTTAATGAACAGTTGGGTAAGCCATATCTACTTGGCGGTGATGGTGGTGAAAGTACCGACTGTGGTAAATTTACGCTTGATGTGTCCGCAAAAGCTGGTGTTACTCTTAACTACCGCACCGCAGATGGTCAGTACTTACAAGCTGAACAAGAGGGTAAGTTAGTTAAAGATATTTCACAAGCACAAAAGGGCGATTTAGTCTTTTGGCACGTTCCAAGTAATGAGGCTAGATGGGCAACTAGCAATGATCCTAACGCAGTCAACACAGACAACCAAGCCTATATGGGTGTAACTCATGTAGGGGTTTATATGGGCGATGGTAAAGTTGCACAAGCTGGTAGTGGTGGTGTGTCTATTGTTAGTACTGATATATACCCAGTAGTTGGTGTAGGTAAGTTTAGTGGTAGTGCTAAAGGATATACTGATGGCGAACTCTTACAAAAACGAGAAGAGTATATGAAAGCGTACAATGTTGAAGAAAGTAAACGCAAAAAAGCAAGGGCAGAGGCACTAGCAAGACAAAAAGAGGCTATCCAATTACAACTGATTGAAATGGGTAAGAATGGTGCATCTAGTGGTGAGATGGCTAATTTCTTAGATAATGCTATTGGCGATAATAAAGAACTAACCTTAGCATTTGGTTCACAAAGAAACCAATTCATGAGGGCAAATGAAAGGGAACAACAAGCTGCTAACCAATCATGGGGTATGAATGAAATTCGTTCTATGATTGGTAATAACAAATCACAAGAAGAAATCTTTAAATTTATTGATGATAATCATATTAACTTATCATTGGAGCAATACAACTCATTGCGTAGAACAGTTAATGACCGTGATAACGGAACTGGTGATTATGCACCAGAGTTAGCTGGTGTGAATTATGTTCTTAACGATAGTTTAGAGAATATGAACGAGCAACAAAAAGGACTTGCGAAAATAGGCTTTAAACAACAGATGGGCGCATGGGTATCTAAGTTTAGAGCATCAGAGGGAAGAGAACCTACAAGTGGTGAATTAGATTGGGCTGCACATGAAATAGCTGGGCAGACAGTAATTCAAACTACAAATGTAGAACACTTTTGGCAAGATGGAGATAATTATAAAACTAATACATCAATGGCTGTATTGGCTGGTGATGGTGTGGTTGATTGGAAAGTGCTTGGAGATACACACTATATAAGACTTTATAAGTCGAATGGTGATTTTGAAGATATTGACGAAGGTACATTCCATGCTAGGTATAATATTGAGGGATAGGTGGAAATATGTCTAATAACCCATGGAAAATTGAACAACAGAAAATCAACCCATTTATTAACAAGGATGGCGATCATGGAGAGTTAGGCACACCTGTTAATGGAGTTGTAGGTAATGCGGTAGATGCAGTAAAACAAGTAGGTAATGCGTTAGGCGGTTTAGCAGATGCACCTTATCTAGTCGATACAACTGGTAGCGGTAAGGATAGAACCTTACAGACTGTAACTACCATTGGTGAGGCTTTAAAGGAAAACCCTATTATAAATAACCCAGCCTTGCAAGCTGCATCCGCACGTTTTATCTATGCAAGTAATGATGCAGTAAAAGCTAATGCAGCGCTAGATTATGCTAATAAATTAAACATCGGTGCAGATGTTATCTTAAATAGCGGTGAAACAGGGTTCACGAGAGCAGCTTATCTTGCTAATCAAGTTGATAGAGGGCGAACAGTACAGTCGCTATATGATGAGTACCCAGAGTTATACAAAATTAAATATGGTTCACAATCAGAGGCTATATATAGTTTAGATAACTTGCAGTCTATCAAATCTACTCATGGTATATGGGATAGCATCCAACAGAATATATGGTCTATCAATGATCAGATGAAATTGGGCGATGCTGGTTATGAATTATCCAACACTACAGACCCTAAGAAAATCGAAGAATTAACAAACGAAATTCAACGATTACAAACTAACCTTTCAAATTATCGTCATGCAGATGGACTAGATGTAGCACAATCTGTAATCGGTGAAACCGCTGGACAAGGCTATATGATGGCTAAACAAGGTGGTATAGGTGCGGTAGCTGGTGCAGTTGCTGGTGCATTAATTGGTGGCTTGGCTACAGAGGGTGTAGGTGCAACTGCTGGCGCTGCTACTGGTGCTAAATGGGGTGGCGGTGCTGACATGGCATACAATATGTATAAAATGTCATTTGGCAATAAGTACATTGAACTCACTCAAAAGAAAGATGCGAACGGCAACCGAGTATACACAGACCAAGAGGCTAATCAATATGCTATGTCTTACGCTGCTATTGATGCAGGTATTGAGTTTGCAGCAACTGCAGCTATGGGTAAAGCCTTTAAAGCAGTAGCACCTAAAGGTATGATTGCAAAAGCTATTAGCGCTGGTGTTGGTGATACTGTTAAAACATTTGATAGAGGTATTGGAACAACTGTTGCACAGATGGCTAAAAACTCTATTAAAGCTGGTGTGCCTGAACTCTTTGAAGAGGGCTTGCAAGATGTAAACGAAAAGGTACAACACAACCTAACACGCAAGGATAATGACCTAGAGGGTTATTATAGCGTAGGCGATATTGTTATAGGTTCATTAGATGCTATGAAACAAGCCTTGCCAGCGGTAATCGGTTTTGGTGCTATCGGTGGTGCGGTAGGTGGTGTGCGTACTGCAAAGGCTTTTCGTGATTTCCAAAAATTGACACCAGAGCAACAACAAGCAGCTATCATTGCAGAGCAAAACCGCAATGGTGCAGTCATTATGGATAATGTTCGTAAGGATAGTACTACCAATAAAATCGCAAAAGAAAACCCTGAACTATACGGAAAAATCGTACAAGCACAGGGCGATAAGATTGGTGTATCAACTCAATATGTAGATGTAGCGGAATTAGTACAATCTGAAAACGGACAACTAGCAATTCGTGATATGGTAGACAATGGCTTGGTAACACAAGAGGAAGTAAAAGCAGCTATTGAGGCAGATGCACCTGTTGAAATTCCTATTGGTAGTTATGCACAAGTATCAATGAACTTATCCGATGAAACAGTAGATGCATTGAAACAAACCTCTTACTTTACACGTGGTGGCATGTCATTGGCTACGCTAGAACGTGCAAAACAAGAAGTAGATGTAGCTAAATCGGTATTGAAAGATGATACCTCTAAACGTGCGGAACGTATCAAAGATGATATTATCCGTAATGAATTTGAGGGTGCAAGTGATATAGATCGTGAAGTACTTAACGAGGTACTATCTGACCCTACGAACATTAAACGTAATTTCAACAACTTATTGCATACATTAAAAGAACAGTATAGAGAAACCTATGCTAGTGATTTTGACAATGCAGATAAATCTATCAATGATGCGGTAAGTACTGGTGTTGAACCACAATGGTTAGTTGATTATAAAGCTAACAATGGTGGTAAAGCACCACGCACTAATGCAGAACGCAGACGAGCAGCATATGAGTATAGCCGAGCAACTACAACGGCAAGCCTTGATGGTAATGCTGATGCATTAGCACAATCTGATGCACATTATGCTGACATGGAACATATGTTGATGCAAATCGAAAGTTTAGAGGCTATGAAAGATAAAGTCTTTGAAATTGCTGATAAGAATGTTGCACTACGTATGAATCTAACAAAAGCAGGTCATGAAGTATATACAAAGGTTCGTGAACTGTTAGAAAATAGCACTAAAGGTCATATCAAGCAACAAGCACATGAGGATGCATTGTTGGTGGCAACTCATGCGGATGTGTTCGCACAAATCATGCGTGAGGCTGGCAATGCACGTTATACCGCTATGGACTACATAAATACTGTACGATTTGATGTAAATGCTAAATTAAAAGGTAAAGATGGTTATGCACAAAAACAAGATACTAGAAACCTTGTAGCATATCATAATATGAGTGCTGATAGTTTATCTAAAGCATTAAAATTAGGTGGCTTACCTGTACCATCTGTTGCTATAACCAAGAAAGATATTGAGTACAATAATTTTGGTGATATATCTTTGGTTATTCCTAAAGAAGTTATAGATCCAAAAACTACACCTATCTTTAGTAGGGATGCATGGACACAAACATTCCCTTATATCTACAAAGCATGGAGAGAAGAAAATGCTAGTGCTTTATATGATGAGATGTTGCCAGTCCTAAAGGAATTGAATGCAGAAGAGGGGCAATTTGAAGCCTTAAAAAACCCAATGGTTATGGGTGTTGATGATAGTACATCTATTAACTTTGTTGAACGTATTTTTAATAAAGAAGAAACAAAGTACTATTTTTTATCAACTATAGGAAAAGCACCTAAAATAAAATATGCAAAACGCAAAGATGGTTCTACATACATCGATAGTATTAAATTGCGTGAGGATGTAGAGAAGAAACTCAATGCTAAAGCGACTGCAAAAGCATTTGAAGAATGGAAAAATGAGATAAGTGAAAAACTGCTTGGTGAACCTAAAATCGAGGTTAAAGGAAGAAAGGTTGATTTAACACTTGAAAATGTTGTTGAGGCTATGGTTGGGCAACAACAAAATAAACAAAAGGGTGCATTAGGTAATACAAAAGGTTCTGTAATCGCTGCTAGTGCTAAACGCATTAAAAGCATGAAGTCATTAAAGACAGAGGCTGATAATAAGATTAGCGGTGATATAGATATTGAAGATGAACGCAACAATACAAACAAAGCATATGAGGATGTGAAACAAAGTATTGATGCATTCATGAGTGATATGGTGGAACACTATGCATACAATAGCACATTCGATGCGTTCAATGATGCGTTGCAAGTACTAATTATGATGCAACAAAAAAATAAATCATTCGATGTTGCAGCACGTTCTAATGACTTTACACCTACTGACGAAATGCGAGAAAAAGCAGAAAAGTTAGTTGAACAAATTTCTAACTTGCCTGTTAGATACTTTGAGGCTAAACCGCAAAGAGCCGTAAAGTTTAATGAAATTAAAGCAGCTATCGTTCCTAAAGGTACAGAAAAAACACTAATCAAAGAATTAAAATCTCATGGTATTCATATTGAAGAATACGAACAAGATGTAGAACAAAGTCGATTGGATGCTACAAAACGTGTTGATGATGCGGTAGAAGTTTATTTCCAAAATATTAATGGTATGACTACTATCAAATCTCAAACAGAACGTATTGTAGAGTTATTCAAAACTGCTGATAAATCAACGTTCATGCACGAGATGGGTCATGTATTCTTTGATGATATTAAGACCTTGGCTGAGATGGAAAACGCACCAGAGCAACTTGTAACAGATTGGAACAAGTTGAAAGAATGGAGCGGTTGGGTTGATGGTGAAAACGTAGATAATACGAAAGCACATGAGAAATTTGCACGAGGTTGGGAAAGCTACTTGCGAAGTGGTGAAGCACCAACAAGTGCATTGCAAAGAGTATTCCGTCAATTCTCCAAATGGCTAACATACATTTATCGTAGCGTTCAACGATTAGGTGGTGAAGTACCAACTGATATTAAAGATGTTATGGCACGTATGATCGCAACCCAAGAGGATATTGAGGCATACGCAGAGCAACAACAACTTGAACAGTTTGAGAAAACTGAACTCTATAAGCAATTATCCGAGCAAGACCAAGCACGTATGCAGTCCTACATTGCAGATGTAAAAGAGAAAGCAAAAGAACGTGTAATGCGTAAGTTGATGAAAGAACTTGATAATAGACCTATCAAGGAATGGGAAGAAGAAAAGGATGCTATCCAAATTGAAATCGAAAAACGATTAATTGAACAATATCCTATCTACAAAGAACATCAACGCTACAACGTGTTTGGGGCTGGTGCATTGAAAGATACGCAGTACAACTCTATTGAAGAGTTAGAGAAAGCGGAAGTAGAACAAACTGGTGCTACATTTAACGATGCTATCAATCAAGAAATGGATAATGCGAAAGCAGAGTTTATGAAAGATAACAACGTAGGAAAAACCAACGAACAAATCGCAGAGGAAATCTTGCTATCTACACAAGGTCAAATGAAACTCACCGAAGAAGAAAGTAAGATTATCCAACAATCTACTAATCGTGAATTGGCCAAGAACTGGGCGTTATTAGAACGTATTCGTAAGTTAGATCCTAACGCAGAAAACATCGATACAGAATTAGACGAAATCGAAAAAGAGGTTAAACCTACTAAGTACGATGAGTTGAAATCTGACAAACAAAAAGTAGATGCTGCATTAAGTGATGCTACTAAGCAATTAGAAAAAGCGGAAGAACGTATTAAACGCTTACAGGATATGTTGAATAACCGCATCAATAATGTACGTTCTATTCGTGGTGCTGGACTTGGTACGATTTCCGACTACATGGAGCGAGCAAGAAAAGAGTTAGGTGAATTGCCTATCTCTAATGCGGTACAGTTTAAAACGTATCAGAATAAAGCAGTTACTGCTGGCAAGAAAGCTGATAGAGCATTGGCGGTAGGTGATGTTGATAAGGCGCTTGGCTTTAAACGTGAACAAATGCTACAACAAGCAAGGGCAAGAGTAGCGTTTGAAAACTTTGAAAAGTCCAAGAAGTTACGATTGAAATTGAAACAACAATTACAACGAATGACTAGACCTAAAAACCCTATTGCTATTGAACCTAATATGCGTTATTTCTATGCACATATGGCATACCAAATGGGTTTAACTAAGTACGATGGCTTACCACCTACAGATGGTTTTGATATGAACACAGTATTATCCGCACTTGATGTGGATGCACTCATTCTTAACCAACAATCTATGGTTCAATTAGAACCTTGGATAGCTGAAATGTTTTATTCTAAAACACCTAAATCATTTAAATCTATCACAATGAACGAGTTAGAAACTTTGGAAGAATTAATGACTGGGATGTACAAGAATGGTAGAAATGAGTATGAGGGTACAACCATCTTAAACGATGAGGGTAAAAGCATATCGTTTGAAAATGCAGTACAAGAAATCATCGGTGAGGCTACTGAAACATTTGGTGGTGCAACTGGTGATGTGTTTAACATTCTTAATAACCAAACTAAAACAGATGCAGTTAGTGGTAAGTTATATGGTTTCCACTTAGCATTGATGAAAGTAGAAACTTTCCTAAGACGAATGGGTGGCGGTAAAAACGGCTTTGCAGTTAAATACATCTATGACCCTATCAGCCGTGCTACGCAAGCATTCAATGAACGTAAGGAAGTATCAATGCGTAGATTGGCTAAGGATGTAGGAATATATTCCAAACGTGAATTATTCAATATGCGTAACGAACACTTATACACAGTTGGTAACTTGTATGGTTTAACTAAAGAGCAATTAATCATGATTGCTTTGAACTGGGGTACAGAAAGCAACCGACAACGTGTGATGGAAACCACAAAAGCAAACGAGGTCGAAATTGAACGTGCGTTCCAAGAACACATGACTGATAAGGACTGGGAGTTTGTAATACGTACATGGGATCATATCAATTCATTCTTTGATGAACGCAGTAAGGTTCAAGAAGAACTTTATGGTAACCCATTAAAGAAAGTAGAGGGTTTGACATTCTCTATTGGCGGTAGAAACATTGAGGGGCAATATTTCCCTATTGTTTATAACCCTAAAGTCAATGCATCTGTTAGCGACAATCAAGTTGAAGATATTGCAAAAACTATGGTTAGTAGTAATGCGGTTTGGGGTACTGGTATGAGTGCTACTAAAAGCCGTTTAGATGTAGTTAAGGATAAATCATTGTTGCTAGACTTTGATGTAATTCCTAATGCAATTACAGAGGCTATTAACCATGTAACGATGCGTAAAGCGGTAACAGATGTTAATAAGTTAATCTCTAATCGTGAACTACAAAACTATATTGTTGATAAGTTTGGTGCAGATACTTACCAATTCTTGCGAACTTGGGTTCGTGATAACTGGCAAGATGAGGCAGCTAAAACAAACGATATAGACCGCTTAATTCTTACGTTGAAAAAGAATACATCAACCGCAGTAATGGCTGGTAGAGTATCGGTAGCGTTACAAAATGCGTTGAACATTCCTGTTGCGTTTTATCGTATCGGTGTAGGCAATACCATTAGAGCCATCAATCATGCTGGTATTGGTTTCTATGGACACGGCACAACTACTTATAACAACACTAGAGATTTTGTATTGGGTCAATCAATCTTCATGCGTGAACGCATACAAACATTGGATAAAGACTTGAAACAAGGTTTATCCATTGCAGGTAAAGGTTTACGTTTGGGTGATACAAATGTTGGTGGTTATAAGGTAGAACAGTTAGCTGACATTCGAGATGATATAAATCAAATGGGGTTCAGATTACTTACAGAAACAGACTTTGCATTATCCATTCCTGTATGGAAGTTTGCATATGATCAAAAGCAAGCTGAACTCTTTGGTAAAGAGGGTGTAAGTGCTGAATGGGTCGAGCAACAATCGATTGAGGCTGGCGATAGAGCGGTGCGTGATATATTTGGTAGTGGTGATACAAAAGATGCTGCTGCTATTCAGCGTTCACGTTCTACATTCACTCAATTATTCGTTCCGTTCTATTCTTACGCTAATACACTTTATAACATCATCACAGAGGGCAACTATGCACGTAAGGATAATGGCGATTATGCAAGGTTCGTTAAGATGCTATGGTGGACTTTGATTTCACAAGCAATCGGTATGATGGCATATAAAGCTATGACGAATGGTGATGATGATAAGCCTGAAGATTTGGCGAAGTCATTTATTGAAGAATTAGTCGCACAAGGTACTATGGGTGTACCAATCATCCGTGATATGTCAAATATGGCTATGAAATACATTCTAGGTGAAAAGGTATTTAATAAAGGTAATAGCGTTATGGCTTTAAGTATCGTTGAGAAATTCTACGATTTAGGCAACGCAATTATGAGTGATAAAAAAGATGGTATTGATGTAGGCAGAAGTTTCAGTCAGTTAGCAAACCGAGCAACTGGGTTTAGTGATACTGTAACTGATGGCTTGTGGACATTAGCTAAATTTGGTTTCACAGATACCGATGCATCCTTAGAAGATGTAATCATGGCAGTAGCGTTTGACAGACGATTAAAAACTAAAAAAGAGAAAAAGAAACAACATTGATAAATAAGGACTATCCATAATGGGTAGTCCTATTTATATACAACTGAAAGGGGATGTTAAATTGACACCAGAAGTACTAAAACCATCTGTAGTGTATCAATGTGATGGGGTGAATAAGAAGTTTATTTTCCCTTACGATTTTATGCAAATCGAGGATATTAAGCTGACTATCGTTGATGAAGATGGTACAGAGGCGGTACAAGTAGGGAATATCGATTATGACGAAAGCACCAAATCGGTAATTTACCCAGCAAATGGGGATGCACTAGCAGTAGGGCAAAAGGTTATCTTAGAACGTAAAACACCTATCTCACAAGATACTGATTTACCTGATGAATATCCATTCGAGAATATCGAACGTGCGACAGATAAGATTGTACTTATCTTACAAGAGATGAAAGCTGATTTAGATAGATCGCTTAAAATTCGAGTAGATAGTGATAAGAACGCAAATGAAGTTGCGAAAGATATTGTAGAGCGTTCCGTTAAGGCTGCTAATGATGCAATTAATGCTATGAGCGTTATTTCTGAAAAGTCCGACAAGATTAATGCTAATGCAGATATAATCAACCGATTGGGAGAAGAAATCAAAACGATAGCATCGACTGTTGATGATAAATTGGCAACCGCTAATACTGCACTTGATACATCCTCAACTAATGTTGCTACGGCAGAGCGATTAGTAAGAGATGCAAAGGCTTACGCTGGTCAAACAACTGTTGATAAACGAGATATTAATAATCTTGTAGACCAAGCTAAGACCTTAAAAAATGACATCGATAATAAACAAACCTCTATTGCAAGTAACGCTATCAAGGCAACAGATGCTGCTAAACGTGCAGAAGTCGCAGCAAGTAAAGCTGAACAAATCGCCCTACCGAATGGCGGTGGTTTGATTACAAAAACAGAAGCCGATACAAAGTTTGTACCTAAAGATAGTTTGTATGGCATCGTTTCCGTAAAAGACTTTGGAGCAGTTGGTGATGGTGTAGCGGATGATACCGCAGCATTTAAACGTGCTAACGATAATTTAAAAAATAAGATATTGTTAGTACCTAATGGCATCTACAAAATTAATGAACATCTAACTTTCAATACAGTTGATAGCGTAATGGATATGGGTACGTATAACAACGTGAAACCATTCTATCCTACTGAAACACCGATGTTAAAAGGTGCATCTAACATCGCATTTGTGAAAAACATCCAATATGGCGATGAGGTCAACCAATGTCAGGGTTTTACCTACAACGATAAAAAGAATGTATTTGTGTTAGCTTGCATTAGCGGTGATGGTAACAACCAAATATTCTATGAACTTAACTCATCTACATTTGAGATTGTAGGTACTTACAAATTCAATGACCCTGATAAGATGGGGCATTGTAACACTATGTGCTACAACAAGTACACCAACAAAATTTATCTTGCGAACGGCTTGAAAAATGGTAACAACCTAACAGTACTTAATGCTGACACAATGCAATATGAACGCACTATCACATTGAATGAACGTGTATTTAATATTGGATATGACCCAATCACACGAACTTATGTGAGCATCGTACCTATTAGCGGTCAGCAACGCTTACGTGAAATCAATTTATACAACGATGATTTTAAGAAATTAAAAACATATCAAGTCGATTATGAATATGATGATTTTAATAACAATGGTGCTTTCATGTTGAATGGCTGCATCATGAGTGCAACGCTTGGTAGTTTAGTAGAATGTACACCATTTGGCACAGTTAAACAGATTATTGAAATCAATAGAACTACTGAAATCGAAGATATAGCTTATTACAACGGCAAATTTTATTTTGCAGTTTTAACAGAAAAACCAAACAAGCGACACCAAGTTGATATTTATGTTGGTGATCCAAACAAAGATTATCAAAACTCCATCAATACTGCACGATTGGCAACGCTTGATTACTTGAAACTAACAGGCGGTACATTAAACGGCGCACTTAAAATGGCTAATAACATTTTAATCGAGGGTTATAAACCTGATGGTCATGGTGTTGGTATGGCTAAAGTGTCTACCGCTGGTAACGTAGAACTTGGCGATAACTCCGTTAATACGTTTGTTAAAGGTAAGGAATTTAAACACTATGATGGTACAGATAGTTTCACAGTACTTACTACCAAACATTACGGAACAGCTATTTATAAGAAAAGCGATGTAGATAGTAATTTTGTTAAGAAAACAGAAGTAGACCAGTTAGGTTTTCCATATTCTAAAGTTGAAACGGCAACAGATTGGAATACATTCACCGAACAAGGTGCTATTGAAATCAACTTTGATGGCGGTGCTAATAATCCACCACGTAGCCACAAACAAGGGATGCTTATTGTAATGAATTTTGGCAAAGGTAAGATGATTGACCAAACATTCCATGCGTTCAATGGCGAAACGTACCATCGAATGTTTATGGCGAATACATGGAAGAGCTGGGGCAGAGTACAAACATCTTTGAATAGCCGATTGAAATTGTGGAGTGCTAATGGTGGAAATGAGGTGTATGTTGAATAATGCCTAACTTAAAAGTTAAGAAAGGGAACGATGCACTAACATTTGAACTGACTGATAACTTGCGTGATGTAGGCGAAAAACGATTGCCGATAGTTATTAATGGTAAAACATATTATGCACGATTGGGCGGTGATAAAACCGCCCTTGTGGTGCAACGTACATCTAACGGCAACAAGAGTTATGTTCAAACAAGCCCTGTATCATTTAGTACTTGGAACTGGCAAAAGTACCCTGCAGATATTAGGGGTACAGAAAAAATGTTTGTTTACTTGCCTAAAGGTAAATACAGAGCAACTGTTGATGGACAAAATAATAAAACAAATGAATTTACAATAGACACATCAAGGGATATTGAAGTGAATGTTAGTTTATGGAATAACATAGAGACGGCACAAAAAGCAACATTTAATATTAATGGATGGAGAGATTGGGTGTATCTCACTAGGCATTTACTAAAAATCAAGATAGAACGAATTGGAGAGTAAGTATGATTGAAGTTTTTCTTCCATCTTTTATGGTCGAAGTTTTTAGTGTAACTGAGGCGGTGAGAATATCACTAGCCATATTTACAAGTGTTGTATTGGTTTTTATAGATACTATGTTGCGTGTCTTAGTTGAGGCACGCAATTTTAATTTGGCTACTAATAGAGAATTAACCATTAAGAATATGTTCCTTGCGATTATATGGCGAGGATGGGCGAGTGTTGAAGTTAATGGTAAGCAACGTAGATTTTTAGTGAGTGGAAAACTACGAGCAGATATGACTAAGAAATTAGTTAAGTCTTATCCTTGGTTATTCCTCTTATCATTCATACTATTAACATTGCCTGATGTGGATATTCCTATGTTAGGTCGCATTGATGTGTTTTTGTCTACATTGTTGTACCTAGTACCTATCATGGTTGAATTAGCATCTATTGTGGAGAATATGATTGAACTTGAATTTGTGGAAAGTGCATGGTTTAAACGTGCGATGAGTTTGATTAAAGAGTTGATAGCGTTCGTAAAATCAATAAAGGATGCGATTAAATGAAGATTAATTATGAGGACACTATAACCTTGGTGGCACTTGCAGCCGCACTAATCATGACTATTTATCTTGAACAGAAAGATTTGGCAAGCGTAATAGTTGGTGTGTTAGGTGGTTATATCGGTGCTACTGGTGGTGTTAAGCGTTCCCAATATATGAATGGGGGCAGCAATGACAAAGAAAAGGAGTAATTACAATGGCTGAATTAGGACAGTTAAGTGCTGAATATGAAAGTAATGGTGATCCAGCGTGTGTATCTAGTGGCATCAATGATGCTGGCGGTATCTCTTATGGTACATATCAACTAGCAAGTAATTGTAGTAGTGTTGATGCATTTCTTGGATGGGGTTTAAAACAAGGTGGTTTTTATACGGACTACGCAAGAGCCTTGATTGATAGTGGAAAAATCAATTCTGATGGCTTCATTGCTAAGTGGCAAGAGTTAGGCACACTTGATGCGGTAGGCTTTGGGAAAATGCAGCATGACTACATCAAGTCCGCATACTACGATGTAGCATGTGAGTACCTAAGACAAAATATGTTTAACGTAGAGAAACATTCTAATGCATTAAAGAATGTAGTGTGGAGTAGAGCTGTACAGTATGGTACTGGTGAAATCGTTAATATGTTCAATGATGCATTAAAACTAATGGAGAAAGCGTTAAATATTGAATTGCCAAACTTATCATATATCGATGATAAGCGGTTTGATTATGACCTTATCGCTGGCATCTATGATACGTGCATGAGCCTTGAATGGAATAGTAGCGTATTAAGGGATAGCCTAAATAATCGATTTGCCGATGAGAAATTCAAAGCGTTAAAAATGCTAATGGAAGAGGTAGAGGGGGCATAGGTGAATGTTTTATCTACGCAAGGCACTAATTTATATCAAAACACACAAACGCACCGCACAGGTGCTAATTCCGATGCTAGTATTTATGTTAGTGTGTGTTGGGTGCTATCATCTGTATAAACAGAAACAGATTGAAAAGCCTGTTGTAATTACACAACAACAAGCTAAATCACCTGTAGAGTTATCAAAAGCAATTCATGTAACAGAACAACAAGCACAAGAAATTATTTCCATTAAGGAAAGAACTCAACCGATAGCTACTTATTACACACAAGCACCTACAGTTGAAGTTGCTGCAGAAAAGGTGAAAAAGGATATTGCACATAGCAACCCAAATTTACCTAAAGCGGCTACAGAAAAATCTGATAGAACGGCAGTAGTAGCTAATACAGATGAGCAAAAGGTGGATGTATACAAAATTAAGTTAGATAAACCACATAGCATATTAGCTGGTGTAACAGTAATGACTAATGGTGAAATATACGAAACAGTAGGGTACGAAGATAAAAAGGTACAAGGGTTAGCACACTTTAAAGGTTCAGAGTTTAAAGGCGCATCCGCATTGGTTAAAGTTGTGAGATGGTAGGTGATCCAAATATCTCCGAGTTGCACGGCTTGCAACAATCAACTGTTAGTTGACAGTTAGGATATATTGATTAAAAGGAAAACATTATGGCACAAGTATTTACATTCGAGGGAAAAACACATCAATTCGCAGAAGATATTCAACCTAACCAAGAGGGGTTATATATGGCAACCTTGGTAGACCAAAACAACGTGCGTTGTGAAATGTGGTTTGTTAATGGCAAGTTGCACCGCTTAGTAGAATTAGATAAATAAAACAAATTGAGGGTAGCGTGATTGCTACCCTCTTTTTTTATTGCCGTCAAAAATTCGTCAAAAAATGAATTTTAAATATTGTGTTTTGTGTAATTGATTTTATTAAACCACGATATAAAACTTTGATTATTACAACGTATTTTGAAATTTGGAATAAAATTAAGCGATATAACCTTTTATGATCGTTAAGATTGTAAATGTAAAGAAGTGCTTATTTACTGTATCTTTTAATGACTGAATATCTAATTCGTCAAAAATCGTCAAAAATTTTATTTAAAAATATTAGCAACTGCATTTGATGCTGCTGCTTTCATTTCATCGTTATAATGCACATAGGTTTTCATCACCATTTGTGGTGTATCACCAAGTAGTGATGATACAGTTTTCACATCTAGTCCATTTGCTAATAGCTTTGTAGCATATGTATGTCTAAGGTTATGTGCTGATAGGTTATCTCCAAAGCGTTTTAAGTATGTGTTTATTTGCCACTTAACACCATTTTTCTTGTATGGGTTTAATACAAGGTCATGTTCAAACTCTAACTCATGTGATTTATATTCTATTAGTATGTTTTCTAATATAGGCGGAATTGGCAAAAATCGCACCGAATTGGCGGTTTTTGTTTTCTCAAAGGTGATTGCACCTTTACGGAAAGAAAGTTGCTTATTGATGTGAATTTGGCGATTTTCTAGGTGTATATCATTCCAAGTTAAGCCATATACTTCACTAAATCTCATTCCTGTATATCTAGCTATTTGTAAAAAGTAATAGGCTTGTGGATATTTCTCACGCATGAACTTTGCAAATTGGTTTAATTCCTCATCGGAAATTGTATGGATCATATTCTTGCGTTCGACACGTGGCAACCTAACACCAGTACATGGGTTATCTGAAATTATCTTATATGGGTTGATAGCTATATAGAATATCCGACTAACTACTTTATAATATGTTGTGATTGTGGTAGGCGATGTAACCATTTTATTTACTACATTCTGAATGTGTAATGGCTTAATATCAGACAATTTCATATCGTGAATTGATTTGTAAGCACATATAGCGTGATTGTACATAACCAAAGTACTATGCGTAATGTGTGCCTTTTTTATTTCTAAAAACATATCCGCAAATTCCTTGAAAGTTAATTCTTTTAATTCTGTATCTTTGGTGAGTAGTGCAGTTTTATCCAACTCTTTAACTATAACGTGTCCGTATTCCTTAGCCTCACGTTTAGTTTTGAAACCTTGCTTAGACTTCTGTTTCCACTTATAGCCGTCTTTGTACGCTACAATAATTTGAAAGCCTTTGTCTTTTTTGCGTATTGTAAAGTTATATTGCATAGTGTACCTCACAATATATGTGTGTAGAAGTTAATACCCTCAAACTCAATTTCCCTAGCGTGTGCCATGCGTTCGATTAAATCAATATGAGCATGACTATACATATCATCATTTAATATATGACCTATCTCATGTAGTATACCTTTGCGTTGTACATCAATAGGCTTATCACTATTAACGAGAATGGTGTAAGTACCATCATCGTTTAGTTTTAATACCGCAGTTTGTGTAGGTTTTAACTTAGTGTAAATCAAAACTATGTTCATAATACTTAACCCCCTTATGGGGATATTGTACATAAAAGAATGTGTATAAAATTCCTCATTATTTACTTGTTATTAAACTGAACAACCAAACTAAAACAGAAGTAAGCCATATAGACATTGAAGAAACAATACCTATACTTAATATAAAGTTGGGTTTGTAATTAACAAATAATACATTTAGTAGAATTGAAATAATTAACCACGGAACAAAAACTCCATAAGGTTTGTTTTGTTTTGAATATAATAATACAAATAATATAGTGGCTATGATACCTACAATTCCAGCAATAGTAGGATAGCCAAAGAAATAAGCCACTATAGATATAACAGATAATAGCAATTCCATATTATTTACCCTCACGTTTCTTTAACATTTCAATCGTATTAATTACAAATTCAATATCATCTTTGGACATATTCTTACTAGCATCGAATAATAGTCTAAGATTAGGGTTATCTTTTACTGCTTGTGCATATTCTGAAACTTCACGATCTTCATAATATTTCAAACCCATTAATTCTTCAGGAGTAGTATTTAATGCCTTAGCGAAAGCAAATATTTTAGATTGAGATAAATCTACTTTACCGCTTTCAATCTTTGCAATACTGGTTCTATCTTTATATCCAACTTTTTTGGCTAATTCATCTTGCGACATTTTCAGGTTTTCTCTTAATGTTTTTATATTGTCATATAGTGTCATGTCAAATCACCTCTTAACGCTATTATCTATTATGATTTTAAATGTAATGTGAAATAAAATCAACTTTTATAATAAAAAGTGTTGACATACATTCACCACGATGTTATATTATGAGTGTGAAAGAAATTCACACAATAAAAAATGAAAAGGGGGTGTAGAATGAACATCTTAAAACAAATGATTGATGACAAGGGATATAAGTTATCTCATGTAGCAAGTGAGTTAAACCTTACTAGAGAGGGTTTATATAAGAAGTTGCGAGGTGATACAGAATTTAAAGCATCTGAAATTGCAAAGCTAGTTGAATTGTTAAAGTTATCTAGCAAAGAAACTAAAGAAATTTTTTTTAAATAAGATGGTGAATTAAATTCACATAAGGGGATGAGATATGGAGAGCCTTGTATATACAGTAGAGCAAGTAGCCGAACTGTTACAAATCTCAACAACATCTGTATACAACCTAAGAAATGATGGAAAGCTAACACAACTACCAAATATAAGCGGTGTGAAATTTAACAAAAGAGAGGTTGAGGCATTAGCTGGTGTTGAAGATGAATATAACGCAATCGGTTATAGAAAACTACAAAGCGAGGTGGAAAGCCTAAGACAAGAAAATCATAAGTTAAAGAGTGAAATAAAAAAAATCACCAGCCAAATGCTAGTGATCGTAGGAGAAGATTTACATGATTAAGTTGTGTTATGGAATGAAAATCATATCAGCAGTATTAGTGGTAGGCGGTATGGGTAGCTTAGAACTAGATAACATCGATATGTGGACATTCATTTGTCAAAGCCTATTAGGTGTAACAATGTGGTTACTAAGCAGTAAATGGGAAGAAGAAATAGCTTTTTATGAAAATAAAAAAGTCCGCTAGTGAAAAGTGTAGAAGAAGTTTAGCGGACTTGGTAGAGAGTATGTGAAATATCTCTATTTATATTTTATCACAGATATAAGGAGAATTAAATGGAAATTAATTTAACACCTATTGTTAGTCAAAACGAACAAGTATTCAAATGGAATAAAGACGAAATTAAAAATTATTTTGAAGCACAGTTAGAAAAATACAAAGGACTTGTAGTTACAGAAGATAACTATAAAGACATGGTAAGTGCTAAAAATGAAATCGTTAAGTACAGAACAACGCTTGATAAATTCTGTAAAGAGAAAAAACGAGAACTCAAAAGACCGATTGAGTTATTTGAAGAAGAAGTAAATGAAGTATTGAAAGTTGTTTACGATGCAGAAAAGCCACTTGCAGAACAAATTAAATACTTTGATGAAAAAGAGGCACAAGCTAAAACAGATGCTATCAATAAGTTTATTGAAAAAATGGTTGAAAAATATGGAGTGCGTGAAGAGTACGCAAACCAACTTCAACATGATAAACGCTGGCTAAACAAAACTGCAAAGATGAAAGACATTGAAATCTCCATTGAGGGAATGATGATTGAGATTTCAAAGCGCCAACAATCAGATGATGATTATAAACAAATCTTAGCAGAGAAAAAAGGCATGATTGAGTTTGTTGTAGATACTTGTAACCAACAATACGAACTTGCAACACCAATCACATTTAATGAGTGTTGGAACATTGTACAAGATATGCCACTAGATCAGGCTAGAGAGTTAATCAATGCAAAATTTGCAGAGCGAAACGAAATGGAAGAGGCTGCAAGAGCAAGTATCACAAATGAACCAGTTGAAACAATCGAAGTTGTAGAAACTAAAACCGGTTTTACAGTAACTGTTTATGACTTAACAGAAGATGATGCAAAAGATTTAACTGATTTCTTAGAAATGCGTGGTTACAAATATAAAGAGGTATAGATGGATAGTAGATATAATGCGGTAAAAACTGTACCGCAATCAGCGTTAAAGATAATTGACTTTGGGAAACTAAAAGGTAAGTATGATATTTCTCCACAATGGAGATGGGAAATATTAACCGAAGTTTATGGTATGTGTGGTGTTGGTTGGTACTTTGACATTGTAGAAACAAAAGAAGTACCAGTAGAGGCTACTGGCGAAACAATGCTTTATGTAAAAGTAAATCTATATATCAAAGATGGCGATGAGTGGAGTAAACCAATACCGGGTTATGGTGGAGATTTCTTAATTCAAAAAGATAAAAATGGTTACCACGGAAACGATGAGGCATTCAAGATGGCGGTTACAGATGCATTAGGTACTGCAGCAAAAATGATTGGTGTAGGTGCTGATGTATACCGAGGTTTACAAGATACAAAAATTAATGCAGCAGTTGAAAAAGAAAAGAAAGAAAAAAACTTTGACCCTCACAATGCATACGCAATCATCTTGAAGATGGCAAAAGAACATGGGTTAAGCGAAGAACAAGTAGCACACCAATTAACAGAAATGTTTGGTGTTGGTGTGATTGATAACATTACAAGAAATCAAATGTCAAAACTTTATGACTGGGTAAAAGGTTATGAAGTGGACAACAAGTAATATTGAAACACTCCGTAGTCCGCTAGGTGTAATGGTAGTAATACCAGCACCACATGACAATGATCTAAACAAGCTAGATAAAGACAAAGAATATGTGATTGAAATCAAAAAGAAATCAAAATCACGCAGTATGAACGCTAATGCTTATTGCTGGGTTCTATGTCAAAAGATAGCGGAAGAATTAAGTAAGACTGGTTATATATCAAAAGAGGATGTGTACCGAAAAGCAATAAAAGACTGTGGACATTTCACATATGTACCAGTCCATGAGGATGCAATCGAACGCTATATTCAAATATGGCAAGGTCATGGGCTGGGATGGATAGCCGAAGATGCTGGCGAATGTAAAAGCATTCCATGGTATCACAACATAATGTGTTACCATGGTTCGTCAGTATATAACCAGCAAGAAATGGCAAGACTTATTGATTGCCTAACAGATGAATGTGAACAACTAGGTATCAAGTTAGAACCTAGTGAGTACATTCAATCACTCATAGAGGGGTGGGAGCGTGAACAACAGAAAGAAAAGGGATAACAAACTATATGCAGTAACACGAAAACAAGCCTATGAACGTGATAACGGACAATGCGTTATATGTGGCTACAGGGCGGAACAATGCCACCACATAGTGTTTCGTTCACAAGGCGGTTTAAGTGAATTGAGAAATCTAGCTTGCTTGTGTATGCAATGCCACAATCAAGCACATGGAGTGTTCGCAAAAGAGATACGCAAGCACTTGTTAGAGGAAATAGAAAAGAGGACAGATGAGTATGAAAAGAATTGATGTAGTTGAACTATATGTAAAGAAACGCATTGCGAAATTAGAACAAGCGCAAGGTACATATAAATCACATGATGGTGAAATCATAGAATTAAAAGATGTGCTTGATGTGATTAAACAAACAGAACCAAAAGTTGAGTGTGCAAGTGCTGGTGAAATTATGGCAGTAAAACCACAGTATAAAGAAACTGCTTGCGACCACGTTTATGGTAGATAGTGCCTATGAGCGATAACAAAAAATATTACTATCTAAGACTTAAAGATAATTTCTTTGATAGCGATGAGTTGAAGATATTAGAAAGCATGAAAGACGGCTACTTGTACAGTAATATTCTTTTAAAACTCTATCTACGAAGTCTAAAGAATGATGGAAAGTTGGTGGTTAATGATCGCATTCCTTACAACGCTGAAATGCTGGCAAGCGTAACAGGGCATCAAGTAGGTACTATCAAACAAGCATTATCTATGTTTAAAGAATTAGGACTTATAGAAATACTAGAAAATGGTGCTATCTATATGTTGGATATTCAGAACTTCATAGGTAAAGGCAGTACAGAAGCTGATAGACAAAGGCTTTATGACCGAAGAATATCAGATGAAAGAAAACAAAAGAAACTAACTCAATCAAGAAATCTTGAAGAAATCTTGGAGAAATCTACACCAGAGATAGAGATAGAGTTAGAGAAAGATATAGAGATAGAGAAAGAGATACATAGTAGTGCAAAAAGCACTACAACAAAACGCAAGCGTTTTGAAAAACCTACTCTATCTGAAATTAAAGAATACTGCATTGAAAGAAATAATAATGTAGATGCACAACATTTCTATGACTACTATGAAAGCAATGGCTGGAAAGTGGGCAAGAATGCTATGAAGAATTGGCAAGCAGCAGTTAGGACTTGGGAAAAAAACAGTTATACAAATACAACAAAACAAACAAAGAAAACAAATACAGAACAAACATTAGATGCGATTTACAAAGTTATGAATGAGAGTGAGGTGGAATATGGCGAAAGCGGATGTAATGGAAGTAATTCTGTTATTACAGTCAACGATACCAAATTCTAAATTGTCAGAAGAAAATGTCAGAGCATATGTATCGTTCTTATCAGATATAAACCCTGTTACGTTAAAACAAGCGGTGATTAATCTTGTGAAGATTAATAAGATTAAGTTTTATCCATCAGTAGGTGAAATATTATCCGCTTGTGAAGAAATAAGTAATTATGTAAATGCACATGAGGAACTACCAATCGCACAAAGCGAATGGGAAAAAGTCATTAAAGCGGTAGGTGCTTATGGCTTTGAACATGGCAAAGAACATTTACAAGGTATAACATTGCAAGCTGCAAATACAATATGGTCATCGTTTAACCCTAGAATGGGGAATGAATATAACGAGGCAAGTTGTAGATCACAATTCATTAGATGTTACGAGCAATTAGCGGAACGTGAAACACACCGCCAACGAATGGCAAATTCGATTAAAGACAATCACTTGCTACTTAAAGCAAGGGAGAAAGCAGAACGTGAACGAGCATTGATTGGCGCTGGTCAAAAGCAAATTGAAATGACTGCAACAGGTAACTTAGTAGAGGTAGCAAAAGAACCAGTAGATGTAGCGAAAGTAATTGAACAAAGTAACTTGTCAGATAGTGGCAAGGAACTTCTGAAACAAGCAATAGGGGGTTAAACGTGAGGGAAAGAGTAAAAGAGTTTGATGTAAGCGTGAATGTATCATTCAATGTTAGTTTTCAAGTGCTGGCGAATAACGAGGCACAAGCAAGAACCAAGATTGAAAACTTACTTGAAATCATGAGGAATGAGGCAACAGTCGATTGCCACATTCATCCTAGCTACGATGTGTTTATTGATGATGTAGAGGCTGAACTAAACCAGCTTAGTTATTGGTAAGGGGTATAAATGCTAAGTAAAAAACGAAAGATGGTAATCACTATTGAGATACCTCTAAATGTAGATACGCAAGAAGAGGCAACGCAACAGATGCAAATGATTATGAAAGCTGATGCACGAACTTTTGAAAGCCTAGAGGAAATCATCAAGGTGTACAAAGGAACAATGTGCATCGAACAAAAGATTTAAAGGAGAATTGAATGAATACAGTACAAATTTTAGGTAATCTTACACGTGATCCAGAAGTACGCTATACACAAAGCGGAAAAGCAGTAGCGACTTTCAATGTGGCAGCAAGCAATACTTTCACAACAAGCGATGGTGAAACAAAAGAGCAAACCGCTTTCATTAATTGCGTAGCATGGGGAAAGCTAGGCGAAAGCATTGGGAATTTGCGGAAAGGCAATAGAGCGTTTGTAGAGGGTAGACTTCAAACACGTTCTTATGAAACACAAGATGGACAAAAGCGGTATGTAACTGAAGTTGTGGCAAATTTCGTAGGAACATCATTAACAAATGATGAAACTGCATCCAGCAATTTTGATAGTTTTGAAAACAATGATACGAATGAAAATGTTCCGTTTTAGGTGATTAAATGGCTTATAAACATAAAGATTGTGTTAATAACTGGATAGTTAGTAAAAAGAAACATCCACGATATGTGCAACTGATGAAGTCGTTACAGTTATTGTTTTGGTTGTTCCAAGAGGCAAAATATGTAGATTTTATAAATGTTGTGTATGGAGAAAACGAAGATAGTTATAATGCTGCATTTTGTAGGATAAAAGCATATTACAAACAATATCCAAAGTTAAAAAAACGAAAGATGCCAAGGGTAAATGGTGATTACGATATGTATGATATACCACCAAGCCGGTTATAAAGAGGTGAGTAACAATGCTAGTAAAAGATGAAACAAAATATTGTTGGTGTGAGGATGAAGTAGCTGGTGAACCGAAAAATAGCATTAAAGAGGCTATCGAAGATTATTTGGAATACCAAAAAGATTTGTTTGGTATATACGATAGTGATCATGGTTATTTAGGGGAATGTGATATTGAGGAAGTAAGAATTGGAAATCCTTATTACTACGTACCTGAAGTAGATGGTGAACGAGCGATTTGGAATGTGCTTGATTATGACTTGGATGATGAAATTGCAGAATATTCAGATGATTACATGAAAGATGTTAAAAACGAACACATGGATGAATTAAGCAAAGAACTAACGAAAGTATTCCAAGCATGGGAAAAACGTCATGGGTACGAGAACAAATCATGGGTAGTGCAAGAGACAAAAACCTATCTTATCGAAGATTACATCAAGGAGTGAGTATTAATATTGAATGCACCATGTAAGGGATGCGAATACAGAGAGGTAGCTTGCCACGTTAAGTGTCCAGCGTATCGAATGTACAAACGGAAAAGGGAAACGATGCAAGATAACACAATCAAACAAAATGATGTGTTAGCGTATTTGGGGGTTATTTGATGATGGCAATGGCTGCTATCGTCAAGCGGTAGATGAATATAACGTGAATATGGGGGGGGCAACACACGATCACATCAATAGGAATTGGTGATGCGTGTATCAACCAAGACCTTGCAGTTAATACGCTACATAAACCTAATGCACTATGGGAACAGTTGGACAAGCTAGATAGACCTGATGTAATTCTAGCTAGTCCACCTTGTGAAAGCTGGAGTGTGGCAAGTGCGATGAAAGGTGGTAATGCGTGTTGGAAACAAGAAAAGGACATGACTATCAACCTGTTCGGTGAATACGAACAGGGCAGTAAATTCACAATCAGAAATCACATCGATTATGAAAACTACCAATTCAAGTATGATAAGTCATTCCTAACACGCATCAATGGTGAAATGTGCATCTACAATACATTGAAAATCATTGAGCGTTATAAACCTAAAGTATTCGTGATTGAAAACCCAGCATATGGGCGGATATGGGAATACATCAAAAATGTAATAGGGTTCGATGTTCCTTATGATAATTTAACCTATTACAACAACTACGATTACCTAGTTAAGAAACCAACTAAATTTGGTAGTAATATCGATTTAAAGTTATTAAATGACAATATAAAGTCTAATTTACGATGGGCAGACTTAAAAAGTAATGGTAATCGATATAACACAAGGTCAAATATTCCGTTGGATTTAGTAAAAGATATTTTAAAACGATGTGAACAATATGTAGAGGGGTGAGTGTTTGACAGAGCAAGATATTCAATATGCGTTAGGGCAACATTTGTTTCTTAAAAATATATGCATACCTAATGTAATGATGAGGGATAGCGGAAAGCCGCCTTATGAGGCTGACTTTGTATACTTCAATCTAAACACTTTGCACTTAACAGAAGTTGAAATCAAAACGGATATAAATGATTTCAGAAATGATTTCAAGAAAGCACGTTATCACGATAATCACAATGTGATGTATCTGTATTATGCAATACCAAGAGATTTATATGATGATCACTATGAAACGATTGATGAATTACTTGGTGATGCTGGTCTAATCTTAATTGATGAAATAGATACATTCGATTGTAGAGGTAATATTTACACTTTTGGTGGTTTTGTGAAAAGAGCAAAACGAATAAATGGTTCTGTTAAGTTAAATGAACAAGAAAAGGAGTACTATATGCGAATTGGATGTATGAAATGGGTGAATAGATGAAAGTAGAGCTATTTAATGATAATTTTCAGAATTTTAAAAGATATGGAATACCAAAGGCACAATTAGTTATTGCTGACATTCCATATAATCTAGGGAACAATGCATATGCAAGTAATCCTATGTGGTATGTAGACGGCGATAATAAAAACGGCGAAAGTAAAAAAGCTGGTAAAGCATTCTTTAATTCTGATTACAACTTCAACATTGCAGAATACTTTCATTTCTGTAATCGATTGTTAAAAAAAGAACCTAAAGAACGAGGGCAAGCACCATGCATGATTGTGTTCTGTTCGTTCCAACAAATGTCAATGGTTATTGAATATGCAAAAAAACATGGGTTTAAAAACTACATTCCTATTACATTCAATAAAAATTATAGTGCGCAAGTCTTAAAGGCAAATATGCGTATTGTAGGCGCTACGGAATATGCATTGATTTTGTATCGTGAAAAACTTCCTAAGTTTAATAACAATAAAAAAATGGTATTTGATCACTTTGAATGGAAACGAGATAACAAAAACCTAGTACCTAATATTCATCCAACCCAAAAGCCCGTGAGTGTACTTAAACGATTAATTGAAATCTTCACAGATGAGGGCGATGTTGTGATTGATCCAGTAGCTGGTAGTGGTAGCACATTAAGAGCGGCAATGGAACTTGGTAGAAGTGCATATGGATTTGAAATTGACAGAAGAATGTATGCGAAAGCTAAAGAGGAAATGTTGAGCGATGTAAAAGTACAAACAAACTTAATGGAATTTGCAAGTGAGGGGTGATGATCATTGCCAATAAATAGCCGAGATAAAGGCAAACGTGGTGAAAGAATGTGGAGAGATGTATGCCGAGCCAATGGGTTTGATAAGGTAAGACGAACAGTCCAGTATTGCGGTAATACAGGCGATGCCAGCGACTGCATCGGACTACCTAACATTCATCAAGAAGTGAAGTTTGTTGAAAATCTGAATGTACGTAAAGCATACGAACAAGCGGAACATGATGCAAAAAAGAGTGGCGATATACCTATAGTAGCTTGGAAAAAAAGCAATAAACCTTGGTTAGTGGTGTTAAGTGCGGAGGATTTCTTCCGTATATATAAGGAAAGTGGATGGAGTAACGAGAATGGCAATTAATATGAGTGAGTTTGTGCCTGATAATAACCTTAATTGGTTAGCATTAGCAGCGTGTGTATATGGAAACATAACTGCTGGCAAGGCGTTATGTTGCTTAGGGTTAGTAGGGACTAAACCGCAAAAGCAAAAATCTTATACACGTGTAAGTGAACTAGATAAAAGTTCACTATTAAAAATGCATCAATCTGGAATGTCATTAAATCAAATTAGTTTACGAGTTGGTGCAAATTACAAAACAATCAAACGTGCATTGATTAATAGTGGGGTGGAATTTTGAGAGAAAGCATGAAAGTAAAGTTAGTAAGTGAATATGCACAACTACCAACAAGAGGTAGTGAAGATGCAGCTGGGTTAGACCTGTATTGTCCATTTCACATCAAAGTGCCTGCGGATAGTCAAAAGAAAATTCCGTTAGGGGTGGCGGTAGAGATACCGAAAGGACACATGGGGTTATTAGTACCAAGAAGTAGTATGAGTAAAACACCTCTAAGATGTGCAAATAGTATTGGTGTTATCGATGCTGACTATCGAGGTGAATTAAGCATTGCATATGAAAACATATCTTGTAGCGATTACATGATATTTAGAGGTGATCGCATCGCACAACTAATCATCGTACCAGTAGCAATGGTTGATGCAGTAGAAGTAGATGAATTAACAGAAACAGAACGTGGTGCAGGCGGATATGGTAGCACAGGTAAATAGGTTTTCTAAATTAATTAACATAAAAGGAGAAATTAACATGAACAACAAATTAGTATTAGCAACAATGGTTATGGCAACAATTACAGGTAGCACATTTGCAAATGGTATTGTGGTAGGTCAAGTAGAACCAAACACTACTGCACCTGTGGTTAGTGGTTACAACTCCGCAGCATTAGGTGTGAATACAGTAGTTACAGGAACTAGCACAATCGTTTTAGGTCGAGATAATAAAGTTAGCGGTAATGATACAACAGTTATCGGTAGTAATAACGGCACAGTAAGTGCGAACCAAACTACAATTATCGGTTACAACAACAAAACAAATAGCGACCAAGAACAAGTGGTAATCGGTGCTAACTCCGAAACTGCTGGACAGGGTGCAACAGTAATCGGAACGCACGGCAAGGCTACTGCATGGGATGCTTACGCTATTGGTAATAACACAGTAGCAGATAAAAGTAATAGTGTAGCATTGGGTACTAACTCCGTTACAGACGATGCAGTACCTACACAACAAGTAGTGTTAAATGGGGTTACTCACGTTTTCGCTGGAGAAAACCCTCAATCTGTTGTGAGTGTTGGTTCTAAGGATAGAGCAGGGTTTGGCGGTGTGAAATATTACAACCGACAAATTACTAATGTTGCAGCTGGACAAGTTGATGCAGCATCTACAGATGCAGTAAATGGTAGCCAGTTATACGCTGCCTACGATGAAATCGCATCTATGGGTGCAAAACTTGCGAAACACGATAAAGATATTAAGTGTTTGAATATTCGTGTAGACCGCAATGTGAACTACATCAAGAATTTAACCGCTAAGGTGGATAACAATTACACAACGATTACTAACTCTATCAACGAAACAAACGAGCGTGTAGGGGCAAATTCTAAAGCTATTCAAGAAAACGCTGGCAACATTAAGGCAAATCGTGATGCTATTAATCGTCATGAAACAGTAATCAACAATCATGCAACGATCATTAATAATCACGAACAACAATTACAATCTCATGAACAAACTTTAGTAGACCATGCGAACGTATTAGAAAACCATGAAAACCGAATTGAAAGTTTAGAACGAGGAATGACACGCAATGTAGAACGTGAAATTGGTAAAGCTGGTGCAGCGAATGCAGCATTATCCGCACTTCATTATCTAGGCTATAACAAAGACGATAAAATGACATTCTCCGTTGGCTATGGTCATTACAAAGGACATAGTGCGGTAGCATTAGGCGGTTTCTACGCACCAAATGAACACGTAATGTTTAGTGTAGGCGGTACACTTGGTTCTGAAAAAATGGTAAATGCTAGTGTGAACTTCCGATTGGGTAAAGGTTCTGAATACGAATTAAACCATAAAGGCAAAATCAAAGAACTTGAAACATTGGTTACTAAATTAGTAGCGGAAGTTGAAGAGTTGAAAGCGAATAAATAGTTTGTAAAGGATATGGGCGGTGAAATATCCGCCCTATCATAAGAGGTGAGTGTGATGGACTTTGAATTACTATCAGGTGCTTTAACAATAGTGAGTGGA